GTGACCAGTGCTCACCGATGCGCCGTGCCTTGTCGGAACGTGCCGCCTTGCTGGGGAATCCGCAGGTGACACGGATGCGATCGGGCAGGGCATGACCGATTGATTGAAACACTGGCCGCAGTTCATCGACCAGACCAGAGAGCCACTGCTCTCGCGTGACGTTGCTGTTTTCCATGTGAACCTCCGTTGTGGTTGACTAAACTTCCATCGACACCCGCAGGGCAGGTGCCGAAGGCAGGTCAGGCAGCAAACAACTCACCCTGCTTTTCTGCCCAGTAATTCAGGGCAGACAGAGCTTCTTCCTCGGCGTACTCAATGCCGTAGAAACCCCAGCATGAATCCACTACTTCGCCATCCTTGTCCGTGATGGTGTAGCCGTAGACATCGCCCCGCAGATACTGGTCGAACGTCTCGACCTCGCCCCGCAGGACACGCAGTGCGTTCTGCCTGAAAGCAGGGTCACCCGCCCACTCATCCTCTGCGTCACTGGCGCGGCAGTAGACAAAGCCAGACTGTCCGCTGTCCCAAGGGCAAGAGAACGGGCGGGTGCTGATCGTTGCGCCGTTGTGAACGTAGGCATAGACAGGTAGGCCGATGAGTGAGCCATCCTCGATGCCAGCAGCGATCTCTCGCAGCCTGTCCTGAGAGACATCCTCAGTGCCCAGCGTGTAGCGGCTTGAGCAGTAAGCGATCTGCCCAAGGTTGTCCCACTCCGCAGGGGAGGGGGGATGATCATCCGTCAGGATGCGCAGGGTGTAGCCGGATTGCTGAATGCTTTTGATTTCCATGGTGTTCCCCTTATCGTTCGATGATTGATTTGAGTTCCGCACATGACACCTTGATGGTCTCGGTGTGCGGGTGAGCCTGACCGTGCTGCTTGCTGGTAGTCCGTGAGTAGCGTTCACCGTTCTCATACCATTGCTCACCCACATGAGCGAACAGTGGGAAGTGAGAGCCGTATGAAAAGACCGCATAGATGCCATTGCCCAGCAGTTCACCGTAAAGATTGCTACCCTTGAAGGGCAGACAAGCCTTCACGAATGAACGGCACTTAGTGTTGCTGACGTTTGCCATGTTTAAACCCTCCCCACGATGAGCAGCAGAGCCACCGCAAGCGGATAGCCCTGCTTTTTCAGGTTACGAGCGGCACGGAACGCGCCGCCCTCCGATACCTGCTGCCGAACCTTACGGGCAATGAAATGCCCTGCGATTGTCTTGATGTTCATGAGAGCCTCCTGTAACGGACAGAGTGTCCGCCACTGCCCGTGAGGGCAGGGACTGAAACTCTGTTCAGTGATAGCGCCGCAGCACAGTGCCTCCGAATGGGTAGGTGGTAGGCGTTGCGCTGCTGTGCTTGCTTCTTCGTATCTCTGCCCCTTCGAGTGGGGCGTATCAGTCATCTACGGTGTGCGGTGAGAGAGGGTGCCTCGCGTCTACTGGCCAGCAGGCAGGGAGGACTCCGGTGCGTTGCGTCTGGCCGGTTCACATCACGTGAGCGGCAGCACTCATTCATTTCGCAAGGAGCAATACTGTGCGGTGGCTGTTCAACAGCATCAGGCATCATCATCATCGGGTTTCGATGACCTTGAGATACTCAACCACCAGAGGCTAATCGGGATGATCTTGGTGCTTCAGTCTGTCCCAGACTAACCAGAGGATCACTATGCATGGTGGAGGCGGGCCGCTTTACCGGTAGACACGTGGGTTCAGTCTTGCGACTGCCCGTCCAGTGTTCGGGATACTGCTGGTGCGGCCTACCGGCCTGACCTTCCGTCTGGTTCACCCAGACCCCGAAACCCCTGCAAAAACTGAAACAACGAAACCGAATGCTATCACCAGAAATTTAAACGTGCAACTGTTTATGCAACTGTCTGATTTAATTGGGGTAATTGTGTGATCGGTTTGTGGTCAGGTCATCGATTTTGATGCCCATTTTCCGGCCCCTTTTTTGGGGCGCTGACGAGGCTGGTTTATCTGGTGTTCGATGTGCGGGCTGATGTGCGGGGCGATGTGAGGGCAGCGCAGGGTTTACGTGCATGCATGTGCTGCGCGGTCGTTTAAATGGCGAAGCCGAACAGGCTGCTGCCACTGCCCTATGACATACAAGGGGAAGGAATAAACAAGGGCAGAGAGACAAGCTGTAGTGCCCCGTTGATGCCCTCAGAACGCGAACCGTTGACACCGACGATTGCATGTGCGAGAAACGATGCATGCATCCAGCAGGGTGCGCGTTTAAACAATAAGGTGATCTGACATGGACGATATGCAATCGAGCGTGACGGATGACGTTCACAGCAGCAGCGCCAGTGAGAACAATGCAAGCGCGGGTGATCTCAGCGAAGCGATGCGGGCAGCTGCGCTCTCAGTAACACCAAAGGTGCATCCATATACAAGAAAACCAAGGGGAGCAGCCAAGCTACCCTCTAAGAGGATCACTGCGAAGATGCGAAACTTCGCCGCGTTGATATCGAAGGGGGAAAGTCCGAGGGAAGCGTATCGTCAGGCGTATAACGTCACGACGAATAAGGAACACACGCTGGCAGCGAATGCCAGCAGGCTGATGAGAGATGAGAGGGTGGTAGCATTAACCCAGTCTGTCTGGGAGGCTGCAAAAGAAAACCTGATCGATGACGTTGTCGCAGGCAGACGCTTCATCATGAAGGAACTGCAGGGACACGCAGCAAACGAGAAAGTCCCGCCAGCAGTCAGACTGAAAGCGCTGGAACTCATGGGCAGAGCGTTCAGCATGTTCACTGACAAGGTGGAGCAGCGCACCGAGGAGATCACCCCCGAGAAGCTCAAGGCAGAGCTGCAATCCTCTCTGGCGCTGCTGGATAACGTCACCCCCATACGCCGTGCCTCAGAGTAACAGAGCGCTACAGAGGGCAGCAGCAGTGTAATGCGGTGCCTAATCTAGGCACTTGCTGCCGTCACAAGGGGGAGTGGAACTTGCCACCACCTCTGGAGCCCGACCCTACCTACCCCGCACCACCACAGAGCGAGCATGGCCCCTCGCCTCACCCTACGCATTATTCCACCCATCCCATCACCACTCACCAACACACCCCCCCCTTTGTTTTTCCCAGACTGTATATTCGTTCGCATAACCAAGCCCCCCATGTTTTACCTGAAGCCTCATTGTTTTTGACGGGGGGTATATATATTTTGAAAAAACATTGCGAGTTTAAATGTTCTCATGGAGAATGAGATCAGTTGTTCACATTGATTGAGGTTTGGAATGACCAAGAGACAGGGAATGGTTTTGGAGTTCATCAAGCAATATATTGCGGTGCATGGCTTCCCGCCCTCGTATGATGATGTGGCGAAGGGATTGAACCTGAAGAGTCGAAGCAATGTGCATCGGATGGTTCACCGGTTGCGGAAAGAGGGCAAGCTGGAACTGAAACAGCGTAAGTTCAGGAGTGTTCGCCCTGTCGATCGGACAGTAGAGGAAGTGGCAAGCCTGTGATCCTGACTGGGGAAGAGCTTGAGAAATACACCAAGCTCCTTGATGTCCTTCCTGCTGGCTCTTCTCAGAGCAAGAAGGTCATTCAGCTTCTCCAGATACATTCCAAGGCCCTGCAATCAGAGCGGTTCTTGGCGTTTGTGAAGGCCATGTGGCCGAGCTTTATCGCAGGCAGGCATCACCAGATCATGGCAGATGCCTTTGAGCGGGTCGCCCAAGGGAAGTTGAAGAGATTGATCATCAACATGCCCCCGCGTCATACCAAATCAGAGTTTGCTTCCTACCTGTTCCCGGCATGGTTTCTGGGCAAGTATCCCAACAAGAAAGTCATTCAGACCGCCCACACCGCAGAGCTTTCTGTGGGTTTTGGCCGGAAGGTCAGGAACTTGGTGGATCAGGATGATTACACCTCAGTGTTCCCAACCGTTGGCTTGCAGGCCGATTCAAAGGCGGCAGGGCGGTGGAGCACCAACAAGGGCGGTGAGTATTTTGCGATCGGTGTCGGCGGTGCCGTAACCGGTAAGGGTGCCGATCTGCTGATAATCGATGATCCCCATTCCGAGCAGGAAGCCGTTCAGGCAGCAACCGTTCCTGACATCTTCGATCGTGTATACGAATGGTATACATCCGGCCCTCGCCAGCGTTTGCAGCCGGGAGGCTCCATTGTCATTGTGATGACCCGTTGGGGGAAGAGAGACTTGACCGGTCAGATTCTGACCAAAGCTGCCGCAAGGGAATCCGATGAATGGGAGGTGATTGAGTTCCCCGCCCTGATGCCTTCCGGGAACCCGCTGTGGCCGGAGTTCTGGAGCAAGGACGAGCTTGAAGCAATCCGTTCTGAAATCTCGGTAGGCAAGTGGAATGCGCAATACCAGCAGAACCCAACCTCCGAGGAAGGGGCGATCATCAAGCGGGATTCATGGCGGATATGGCGGGAAGATCATGCCCCGCATTGTTCTTACATCATCCAGTCTTGGGATACCGCTTTTGAAAAGCATAACCGGGCCGACTTCTCCGCCTGCACCACTTGGGGTGTCTTCTACCGGGAGAATGAGGATGGCAGGGAGATTGCCAATGTCATGCTGCTGGATGCCTTCAAGGACAGGATGGAGTTCCCGACCCTGAAGCGAACGGTCTATGAGATGTGGAAGGAATGGAATCCTGACACCCTCCTGATCGAGAAGAAGGCCGCTGGTGCCCCTCTGGTTTATGAGATGCGGAAGATGGGTATCCCGATCTCGGAATACACCCCGACACGCGGTTCAGATAAGATTGCGCGTGTGAACTCCATATCAGATATGTTCGCGTCCGGGATGATATGGTGCCCGGACAGGCGGTGGGCAGAAGAGGTCATGGAGGAAGTCGCTTCTTTCCCGAACGGGGATCATGACGACCTTGTGGACTCAACCACCCAAGCATTGATGCGATTCCGCCAAGGCGGTTTCATTACAGCGCCGAGCGATGAAATGGATGTCGTCGTGCCGCGCAGAAAGGTCAGGTATTACTGATGAGCATTGAAAAACCTCTTGAGCCCCTCGTCCCCACCCAGTTGGATGTCGAGATTGAAATGGATGTCGATACCGGGGAGGCTGAAGTCGAAGTTGAAGTCAAACCGGTCACCTTCGAGGCCAACCTACTGGAAGA